TTTGGTTATGCAAAAATGGTAATCACTCTAGTGATGATTATAGGTATCGGTGGTGCGTTGACTTATGTTTTCAAACTTCGTGCAGATAACGCTGTACTCAAAGCAAATAATTTAGTATTAGAAAAGAGTGTAGAATCTCAACAACAAGTTATCGCACAACAAAAAGAAGACTTTAAAACAATATTAGAAACAAATAAAAAACTTACAACATTATCAAACAATCTACAAAAAGAATTAAATGATTTAGATAAAAGATTTACTAAAGGTAATAGAGATATAGGTAAAACTGCAATCGCAAAAGATAAAGTGATTCAAAGAATAATTAACAAGGCGAGTGCAGCTGCACTTAGATGTGTAGAAATATCGTCTGGTTCACCACTAACAGAGAAAGAATTAAATGCAACAAAGAAAAGTGAAATCAATAGGGAGTGTCCTTCTATCGCTAACCCTAATTATATTCCTTACTAGTTGTTCTAGTATTAAGAAGATAGAAACTTTTTTCACACCAGTTGAAAGAGAACCTCTTAATTTAAAAGAACCAGTTTTAGGTAAACTAGAATCTATAAAGTGGATTGTTATCACATCAGAAAATGCAGAAGAAGTATTTAAGAAACTAGAAGAAGAGGGTATTGACCCAGTTCTATTTGGTCTTACAGACAATGACTATCAACTGATTGCAAAGAACTTTGCACAGATAAGACATAACCTTAAAACTAAATCAGAGATTATTAAGTCTTACAAAGATTATTATGAAAAAAAATCTAAGGAAGAGAAATAATGGAATTTATACTAACACTTGCAACACAGTTCTGGCAGTGGACGGTTGTAATTATATTAATACTTATTGGTTTGTTAATAAATTTTTTAGATAGAAAACAAGTTAATAAGTGGAGAGTAAATTTTAAATATGATGAGTACCCTCATATGAAACCTATTAGAATCGGAACTAGAGATAAAGGTTTTTGGGGTGCAATATTGATGTGGTTATTAGGTAGTAGAAGATGGGAAATTTCAAAAGATTTTCATTACCAACTAAATGGTGTTAAATATGTAATACCAAAAGGTTTTTCTTTTGATGGTGCAAGTGTACCTAAGTTTTTAGCAACTTTTTTATCACCAGTTGGGGTATTACTTTTAGGTGGTTTAATCCACGATTATGCTTATAAATATGCAGCTCTGAAACCTGCCTTACAACAAAGTTCGTTGTTGGTGGTTGACCAAAAACAGGCAGATAAAATTTTCAGAGATATCAATATAGAAATAAATGGTTTCTATTTTCTAAACTATCTTGCATACTGGGCACTCAGACTTGGTGGTTGGTTTGCTTGGAATAAACATAGAAAAAGAAATTTACAAATAGGAGAATAAGATGATAGAGTGGATTCAAAACGCTAAAGAATGGATTACTGATAGAGTTCAAGAGAGAACATCTTGGGACGGTGCAATGTTAATCGGTGTAGGTCTTGTTGGATTACTATTTCAAGGTCTAGTAACTTGGGCTGCATATATCGCTATTGCATACGGAGTTTGGACTTTAGTTAAGTCTGAATGGTAGTGTCAAATTATAATGGGTGTCAAAAATTTGAACACATATAAATAATTATACTATGACACTAAAAACCGAACTAGAACTTCTTAAAAAGGATGTGAGTGATATGAAACATATTCACTCACGCCTTGATACTGCAATTACTAAACTTACAGATGTATCAAACTGTATTAATAAAATACTTGCAGTACACGAAGAAAAACTTGCGAGACAAGAAGAAGAAATAGTTCAAAACGAAAAAGAAATAAAAAGAGAAATACAAGAATTACATTCAAGGGTCACATCAAATTATAAAGAAATAGTCACACTTATAAGTAAACACAATTCAGATGATATTGAGAGATTTCATCAACTTCAAAGAGAATTATCTAATAGGGTAGGTATATTAGAAAAGTGGAGATGGATTATTATCGGTGGTTCAATAGTCGCTGGATTTATTCTTCATAAAGTAATTATGTTCGCAATATAGTATTGACATTCTTTTAGTTATGGTATATAATGTTTATCTATGAACACTTTTGTTGATACAAAATATATTGGTCTTTTATCTTCAAAGTTATCACAGTTTAAAAAGAAATCTGGAAATCTATACAATTTCAGATGTCCATACTGTGGTGATTCAGAAAAGTCTAAAACTAAAGCCAGAGGATATCTAATACTCAATAAGACATTTTATGTTTATAAATGTCATAATTGTGAGAAATCTACTGACTTTGGTAGTCTGTTAAGATATGTAAATAGTGATTTGCATAAGGAATATACATTTGAAATCTATAAAAATAAGAATGTATATATACAATCAGACGATATAAAAAAAGATTTGAACTTAACTAAACCAGTATTTTTAAAAGGGGATTCTCCACTCAAAAAACTCAAGAAAATTTCACAACTTAGTCCAGACCACCCAGTAACTAAATGGGTAAGAAATAGACATATTCAAAGTCGTTTTCACTACAAGTTGTTTTTCTGCAACAGATTTTATGAGTGGGTTAATACTTTTATACCGAACAAGTTTCCATCTTTAAAAGGTGACCACCCAAGATTTGTGATACCTTTTTTAGATAAGAGTAATAAAATGTTCGCACTACAAGGTCGTGCATTTGGTAAAGAAGAACCAAAGTATTTGACCATTAGATTGAGTGATGAGAAAAAACTATATGGTTTAGACAGTATCAACTGGGGTAGGAAAGTTTATGTTGTTGAAGGCCCGATTGATAGTTTATTTCTGGATAATTGTGTTGCAACTGCACACTCTGATTTGAGAATTGATAGGAAAGATAATGTGACATTGATACCAGATAATGAACCAAGAAATAGGGAAATAGTAAAAAGAATTAGAAGTTTTATAGAAGATGATTTTTCTGTGTGTTTGTTTCCAGAACAAATAAAACAGAAAGACATCAATGAAATGGTTGTGTCTGGAGTAAAAGACATAAAGAAACTAATAGACGATAACACATATAAAGGACTAGAAGCAAAAGTCCGATTTAACGAATGGAGAAAAATAGATGCTTAATGGTAAACTTCCAACTAATTATCAAGAATTTATACACCTTTCAAGATATTCAAGGTGGCTACCAAAAGAAGGTAGAAGAGAAACTTGGAGAGAAACAGTAACTAGATACTTTGATTTTTTTCAAGAACATTTAAAACAAAGTTGTAAATATAGTTTAGATAAATCATTGAGAGAAGAGTTGGAAGATGCAGTAATACATCTTGATGTTATGCCTTCTATGAGATGTTTAATGACCGCTGGTGAGGCACTTAAAAGAGAAAATATTGCTGGTTATAATTGTAGTTATGTTGCAGTTGATAGACCACAAGCATTTGACGAAATACTATATGTACTAATGAATGGAACTGGGGTAGGTTTCTCAGTTGAAAGACAGTTCGTTGGTAATTTACCAACAGTTGCAGAGGAGTTTCACCCTAGTGATACAACTATTGTTGTTCAAGACAGTAAAATGGGTTGGGCAAAGGCATTTAAAGAACTTGTTGCGATGTTATATCACGGACAGATACCTAAATGGGATTTAAGTAAAGTAAGACCAGCTGGTGCTCCACTGAAAACTTTTGGTGGTCGTGCATCTGGGCCTGAACCTTTGAGAAGATTATTTGAATTTACAAAAGAAATATTTCAAAATGCACACGGAAGAAAATTAAGTTCTATTGAATGTCACGATATTGTTTGTAAGACGGCAGAGATTGTTGTTGTTGGTGGTGTTAGACGAAGTGCATTAATTAGTTTGTCTAATCTATCAGACGATAGAATGAGAGTTGCAAAGTCTGGTCAATGGTGGAATGATAATGGACAAAGAGCACTTGCAAATAATTCTGCGTGTTATACAGAGAAACCAGATATAGGTATTTTTATGGACGAGTGGAAAGCACTTTATGATTCTAAGTCTGGTGAAAGAGGTATATTCAATAGAGAATCTGCAAAGAATATTGCAGAGAAGAATGAAAGAAGAGATGTTGGATATGACTTTGGGACTAATCCTTGTTCAGAAATAATTTTACGAAGTAGAGAATTTTGTAACTTATCTGAAGTTGTTGTTAGACCAGAAGACACAGAAGATACATTATTAAGAAAAGTAAAACTTGCAACAATACTTGGAACTTTTCAATCTACACTTACTAATTTTAAATATGTAAGTAAAGATTGGAAGAAGAATTGTATTGAAGAAAGATTACTAGGTGTATCTCTTACTGGTATTATGGATAATAAATGGACTGCTGGTAAACTAAATGGTTTAGATGTGTTATTAAAAAACCTTAAAGAAATGTCAGTAGATACTAATAAAGATTGGTCTAAGAAACTAAAAATAAACCAATCAGCTGCAATTACTTGTGTAAAACCATCTGGTACTGTATCACAATTAGTAGATAGTGCAAGTGGTATTCACGCTAGACATAACCCTTACTACATTAGAACTGTAAGAGGTGATAAGAAAGACCCACTTACAAAGATGATGGTAGAAGAAGGTTTTCCTAATGAAGATGATGTTATGAAACCAAATGACACTACTGTGTTTTCTTTTCCGATAAAGTGTAGTCCAGATGCAGTATTTAGACAAGACTTAACTGCGATTGAACAACTAGAACTTTGGAAAACATATCAAGTACATTGGTGTGAACATAAACCTTCAGTAACTATTTCTGTTAAAGAAGAAGAATGGATTGATGTTGGAGCTTGGGTATATAAGAACTTTGACTTAATGAGTGGAGTAAGTTTCTTACCATATAGTGAACATACATATAAACAAGCACCTTATCAAGATTGTGATGAAAAAGAGTATAATGATTTATTGAATAAAATGCCTACTAGTGTTGATTGGAGTAAATTATCAGAATATGAAAAATCCGATATGACAGTAGGTTCACAAGAACTTGCGTGTTCGTCTGGTTCTTGTGAGATTCAGTAATGCCTGGAAAAACAATTTATTGCGATTCTTGTGATGCAGAATTTAAAATAAATCACAATATGGACGATGAATACTATAAAGTTAATCATTGTCCTTTTTGTGGTGAAGAACTTGATGAAGATAATGTAGATGAAGACACAGAGTAAAAAATCTAAAGGTAGAAGATTACAGAAATGGGTTAGGGAACAACTCATAGAAAAATTAGAGATACACGAAGAGGATATTGAAAGTCGTTCAATGGGTGCTGGTGGTGAAGATTTAATTATGGCTAGAGCTGCAAGAGAAAAGTTTCCATATTCTATTGAGTGTAAAAATCAAGAAAAATTAAACATTTGGGAAGCATATAAACAGGCATCTGATAATGCTGGTAAGTATGAACCCATAGTTGTTATAAAAAGAAACAATCAAAAACCATTAGTTTTAATTGATGCAGAATATTTTATGAGGTTACATAATGGACATTGAACAACATTATATTGACTTATATAGGTCAATGCACGAAGATAAAAACACCTATCAAGGTGTTAGTTTATTCAAAGAAACCCCAAACATTGCGAATATTGTTTTGATAACAAATTCTCAAACAGTATTAGATTATGGTTGTGGAAAGGGTAGTCAATACACAGATTCACACCTTAACATCTTATTTCATATAAATGATGAAAACATCTATATGTACGACCCAGGCTTTCCAGAACACGAAAACATACCAGAGGGTAAGTTTGACGGTGTTATATCAACAGATGTTTTAGAACATATACCAGAAGAGATAATACCCAAAATACTTGATGAGATATACAGTAAGGCAAACAAATTTGTATATCTTGCGATTTGTACTAGACTTGCACACGCAATACTACCAAATGGTGAAAATGCACATTGTACTGTAAAAGAACCAGATTGGTGGGAAAAACATATCATAAAATCCAATAAAAACAAGATTCATACCGAAGTTCACTGGTATGGAAACCACAATGATTACAGAAAATATAACATACCCTCGTAAGTCATTGATTTAATTCATATCTTTTTTTCATTTTTTTTACTTTTTTACTTGACATTGTTCTCAAAACAAGGTAATATAGAGACATAAAGTCAAGAAAGAAAGGACAAAAAAAATGGGAAAAAGAGTTAAATCTTCAAATAAAAAAACAATAAGTTTAAGACAGTATGGTGGTTTTGGTGGTGCAAGACTGAGTATATTAACTGTGAGAAATCCAAAGACTAATTGGATGCAGTCTGATGATTCTATGAATGTTGTTAATCTTAGTAAAACAGAAGCAAAAAAGTTAGCAAATGATTTGTTAGCGTGGGTTAATGATACAATAGAAGATGACCACGATTGGCCTTGTTTAGAAGTTCAAGAAGAAGTTTGGAACAGACAACAAAGAATAAAAGAAAGAAGAAAACAAAGAAAAGTTTGGAATAATAATTAAAGAAAAGACTTGACATTGTTCTTAAAACAAAGTATAATAGTAATATAATCAAGAAAGAAAGAGAGAAAATATGACAATCGCAAATATAACTGATAAACATATGGATAATCTAGTAGATAGATTTCTTAGTAATATAGATGAAAATGATATAAAAGAATGTGAAAGATTTGAAGAGTTCTTAGGTATTGCAAAAGACAAATGTAAAAACATTTGGAGTGAAGATGATTTGAATTGGATTGCAAATTATGTGTGGTTTGTTAATCTTAACGAAGCGGAGTAAATATTAAAATGAGAAAAAATATAATAAGAAAAAGAAAAGATACTATCATTGGAGAATTTATTGGTTATGTATATGATTTTTATGGTAAAGGTGGTATCTATGATATGGGTGCAACTGTAAATCAAATTACTACTGCAACTATTGACTATCTTTCAATTTGTTTATCTAAAGGAGAATATACATTTTGTGGTGATACTCTTGATAGAGAAAGAGTTAGAGATATTATGATTGAAAAGTTTAATTTAAATTTTAAATAGGGTTGACAATATTAATTTTTATGATAGGATATAATTATGGATAATTTAGAAAAAGTTGGAATTACAATGATGTTGGAAGATTTAAAACCAATCAAAACTAACAGACAACTTGCACTTGAGAATCTGGAAGATATTGCAAAGTTTATGGAAAACAAATGCAAAGACGATTCAAATTATAATCTCAATGGACAATCAAAAGCTTGGTTAAGACATTATTCTGAGATGATAAGAAGTGAAATTAGACGATATAAAACTTAACAATATAGGTGAATATGATTTATTTTTATAATACACACGAAGATATTCCAGACCACATTGCAGACTATGTTATGAAGTGTGCAGATGTTTCGGATATCACAAAACTATCAATAACAGATATAAATGCATTTCTTACTGGTGTAGACCAATACGAGGCAGAAGTTACTAATCAATTAATAGAGGATATGTATGCGATTCAAACAAATTCATAAATTTAATAAAAAGAAAAGATTCCCAGAGAAAAGATTGCCTGGTACTACTGTTGCAGTAGAAAATGGAAATGTAGACAAGGCAATCAGAAAACTGAAAAAGAAACTACAAAAAGAAGATATGTTCAATGAACTTCGTAAAAGAGAATTTTACGAAACAAGGAACGAAAGAAAAAGAAAAGAGAAGGCTGCAAGCACAAGAAGATGCATAAGGAAAATAGAAAAAGAAAAGAAGTTAGAGGTTTAAAATGGTTTGGTTCTATCCTATTGTTGATAGGCTTATGTTTTACATCTTTTAATATCTATCCACTAAACCTATACTTTATGACCATAGGTAGTGTAGTATGGGTTAGTGTTGGATATTATTGGAAAGACGGTTCTATCATATTATTAAACTCTGTTGGGTTTATCATATCAGTTGCTGGTTTAATCAGTTATTGGATATAAATATTATTATGGAAAAGAAAAAAGATAACATAATTAAATTCCCTAAAAGATTTAAGGGTAAAAGAAAAGTAGTCAAACCAGATGAGAACTTATTAAGACTTAATGAGGATATCTATTTTGCAGACCAACTTACTGAGGCCCTAATAGTACAATTAGTACACTCATTAAATGATAATGGATTGAAAGTTAATGACCCAACATTTGTAAAAGATTTATCTTTTGTTATTGAATCAATCAAGAGTTCTATTTACAGAGATTTAGATATTAAACACGAAATGCAACCTTTGGTTGATAAGTTTATGGTTCAAGAGAAAGATGAAAAAGGTAATACTAACACAATATTTAAAATGGAATTGATATCAAAGTTTTTGAAGGCTTTGGATAAAAAAAAGAATAAATGATATTAGTTGATATGAATCAAGTTACGATTAGTAATTTGATGATACAGATAAAAGATGAACCTTTAAGTGAGGATTTAGTAAGACATATGGTACTAAACTCATTGAGGTCTTATAAAACAAAATTCAGTAAAGATTTTGGTGAATTGGTACTTTGTTATGACGACAAACATTGTTGGAGAAAAGATTACTTTCCTTATTATAAACAAAACCGTAAGAAGGCAAGAAGTGAAAGTAGTTTGAATTGGAATGAGTTGTTTGATATACTAACTAAAATTCAAAATGAGTTAGAAGAAAATTTCCCTTATAAAGTTTTAAAAATAAATGGTGCAGAGGCTGATGATATCATTGCGATTCTATCAAATAAGATTTCTTCTACACCAAACTTATATGAAGAAATATTAATCATATCTGGTGATAAAGATTTTATACAACTGCATCAAAGTGATAATGTAAAACAATATTCACCGACTTTGAAAAAGTTTGTAGTTGATGAGAATCCAGAACAATATAAATTTGAACATATTGTTAGAGGAGATAAGGGAGATGGTGTTCCAAATGTTTTATCTCAAGATACTGTCTTTGTAGAAGATTTAAGACAAAGACCTATCACAAAAAAGAAATTAACTGAGTGGAAAGAGAATGGTATTCCAGAGGGTGAGATAAAAAGAAACTATCAAAGAAACAAAACATTAATTGACTTTGATAGTATACCAAATGAGTTGGGTGAACTTATATATAATATGTGGGTAGATAAAATTACCCAAAATGATAAGAGTAAAATATTACCTTATTTTATGAAACACAGACTAAAAGAACTGACTGAAAAACTAGGAGATTTTTAATGGCATATGATGTTGTAAGACCTTTAATACACGAAGTATTAACTAAGGTCAATAATGCAAAAGTAAAAGATAAAAAAATAGAGGTATTGAGAAAATACCAAAGTGATGGATTGAAAATGATTTTGAAATCTAGTTTTGACCCTAAGATTGTATGGAGATTACCAGACGGTGATGTACCATTTATTAAAAATGATGCACCAGCTGGAACTGAACATACAAGGTTAGAACAAGAAGCAAGTAAACTATTTCACTTTATAAAGGGTGGAAACGATAAATTAAAACAAGTTAAATGTGAAACTATGTTTGTCCAAATGTTAGAGGGATTACAAGAGGGTGAGGCAGAAGTTTTAATACTTGCAAAAGATAAGAAATTACATCAAAAATATAAGGGGTTATCAAAACAAGTGGTACAAGAG